TGCCGTGGCTCCGGCCGACCAGTCAATCGTCACATTATCGGCGCAGGTTATTTCCTGTTCTCTTCCGTCCAGATTTCCGAGCAGCGTCCTGAGATCGGCCATTGAAATCGAGACGATTCCCCCGGACGCTTTCCGGCCCACCACCTGAGACGCTCCGACGCTCAAAGCGGCGGGCGTGTTATCACTGTCCGAATACAGTATGGAGTTCGCGTCATATAGCGATTTCATGACATAATTCGCTGGGTCCACGGCCGAATATTTCACCGGCAACCAGACTGGGTAAAATTCATCATTGGTCGTGTTTCTGTAACCCATGACAACCCTTGCCACGGCAATAAAGTTAGATGCCGCTGCAGTCGTAACAGCGGCCTTCTGCATCGTCAGAGCCGTATCGTTCGTTTCTGACAAATCCACATAACAAAACTCATTGTCGGGCAGGGCGATGCTCCCCGCCGCAATCGTGTTCTGCACCGCCAGCCCTGCCGCCGTATTGAACAGGATGCGGATCGTACCCGCCCATGTCAACGTACCCGCCGACCAGGTGATATCGCCGTCCGTGTGGATGATCACGTTTTTTTGATAGGTAAGAGCCTTGTCCAGCTCCGCGAACGGTGCATTCAGGGCCGCAACGGTAAAGTTCGTTTTCGGAGCCGTGTTCTGATACGGCGTATAGAAATTATCCCCCATTTTTATCACCTCCCGGCAGCAGATTGGTGATCTGCCCAATGAACGATTGCGTCAGTGCCCGGCTTTCCTCTGCAAGCCTTTCATGCCGTTCTTTTGCTTTTTCCTGGTTCTCCCGATACGCAACCATTTCCCGCGCAATAATCTCCAGTGCGTCGGCTACTCTTTTTAGATCGCTAAACATAGATTTCTCCTAAAGGTGCTCCCTCAGAGTCCAAGAGCCTTATGCCGCCATAGGCGTATTGGCTTGTGTAACTATCCATAATCAAAAACGTGGGCGACCATTCTCTTTCTTCCGGATCATCGAAGACCAACTCGCGCTCATAGTAACACCGGAAACTCGTAGAGTAGTTAAAGACCAAATCCACATAACCATCTTCTGAGCATGTGGATTGGCCGGCGCCGTCCGAGAATGTGCCTGTCCCGAATTGCACTGACAGCCTGACCGTATGATTGCCGGGGCATACCTGGCCGTACTGGTCGTAAGGCACAACCGTGAAATACGTCTCATCGTCGCCCCAGGACAACTCCTGGTCTTCATAGGTTACAGTGAACCCGGTCAATACAGGGGACGAGTACTCCCGATAGACATCCGCCGCCGTAACAGATGTCATTCCGGGGCAAATCAAAACCCAACCAACCATCACATGATCAACCGGAGTATCCGGCATGGATGGTTCGCCGGATGCGTTTGTCCCCTTAACGACATCCAAGATACCGTCTGCCCCAACCACCACTTTATCATAACGGAACAGCGTCGCATGGGCCGCGTCAAAGGCCACCGATCCGCCAACCTCATCGATGAACAGGTCCGGCCGGTCCATTTCAATATCGGCGTTATCCATAGTCATGCCGGAGAATGAATACTCTATGCCGTCAATACGATATGTCCCGCTATACACCCATGCCGTCATGGACCCATCAGACGGAGCCATAAGCGCCATGCCGGACAACACCGCATCGGGCAGCGTTGCGGCGGGCGGCGTGACATTACCGCCTGGAATCGCAGTTGGCAGTAAAAGACCATGCCCAACAACCTCTATACGCCCCTTGTTTCCTCCGGGGTGCGTGATCCGTACGGCGTTTCCTGGCTTCAACCATTCAGGGGATGATCCCCAGTTTTCGTTGTAATAAGCCTTGATATACTTATCCGACCCCTGTATCTTTACCCGGCAATATTTATTCGTTGAGTCGATGTCATAGACGATTGCATCCCTGAGTTCCTGCCGGATTGAGATTTCCCGGCGCACCTGTGAATGGATTATCCGACCGCCGTATAGCCTCATTGATTCACCAACCACCCGTCAATTTCGTCTATAAAATACCCGTCACTACCTTTTTTGAATTTGCGCCGGATATTGGTTACATACAAATCTATATCCGCACCACTGTAAGGATGAACGAACCGGATTGTGTCGCCGTCCTCATCCTGCAAGTGGGCCACCTTTGTAATGGATACCCGTTTGCGCTGCATCTGTGCTACCATCAACTCAAAGTTGGCGACCTGATTACAGTCGGCCACCGAATAACAGAGCGGATCTTCCATCTTCTGTTCCACCACGCATCCGATTTCCGCCTGATGCTCTGTATCGTCGGCCTGCCCCTGTACGCTCCGGCGGATCGATCCCAAGGGTTGCGCGTAAACTGCATATTGATAATTAACCACCGAACCCAAAATCATGCAGATAAACGTCATGGCGACCGACTGCAACAACCGACCCCATGGAAGGTCAACGATGACAACCCCATCCACTTCTTCCCCCATATCAGGGATCGAACACAGGGCGACATAACCCAAAACGTTTCCAATCAGTGGGCCAATAAGGTTCGGGGCCTTTACATTGACGGTGCAGTATTTGAAATCACCCGCTTCCGGGCATTCTTCAATCGACTCTTCTACGTTACCGGCCAACCTCATTGGTATTGACATGGCCGTTTCCAGCACGACAAGGCGCGGGTTCATACACCGGCGAGACTGGTCCGTGGAAAACCAGACGACATGCTCTTTTTTACAACCCCACCATCCAAGGGTTCCCTGGAGGGTAGCCACCTGTTCTTCATTAAAAAGCACGGTTGTGTAGTCCCGCTCCTGCCCGATTACCGTGACCCTGTTTGTAAAGTCTGAATATCGATCATCCGGCGTGTACTCGATAATGGTCGCATGATCGGCATAGGTATGCGTCACAGTCCCTAAGTTGGTGATTTTGCGGACGGAGAATTTACCATCCACCGTAAATCGATAATAATAACCGTACCGCTCGCATACCTGGGTCAGGATGTCATCAAGCGTCGTTTCAATCCACTGGTTATAGAGTGTTGATGAATTATCGATGGAGAGCGTGTTTATCTCACCCACGGCCATGTCCGCAATGTCGGTCATCAGGTCGGTGAGAATTTCTTCCGGGGTATTGGCGTAAATGTCCGTCGCATAGACGTGGGAGTTCTGCCACAATGCCCTCTGGTCCAGGGCCTCTATTTTCATCACCGGATACTCGCCACGCGCAATTCTTATAGACCCGGATTGCACATAGAATGTCCCGGCATTCTGCCAATATTCAGTTCCTGAGATGAGTTCCCCCCACCGGATAGTGAGTTTCCGGCCTTTCTTCAGATAGAGCGACAATAGGCTGTTTTGATTGTATGGATCAAACAGATGGCCGTGCGAAACGCTAAAGGAAAGTGTGGCCGGATTGCCGTCGATGGTGCGTTCAAGCGTAATTTCGTCATCAATTAAATACTCTGACAGGTTCAGACTTGACCCGTCCTTGTCCCATTTTATAGATTGCTCGCCGTCTGAATCTTCTGAGTTCCAGAAGCAATACATGGACGTCGCATTTCCGGGGTCTGGTACGGCAACCGCCTCAAAATCCCTGAAGCCCTGAACAAGTTGCGTTGCAGCGGCGAACGACCATGTGCCACCGGAAAACGTGCCGATTGAATAGTAAGCCTGACGCAAGTAGCCATAGAGCGAAAAAGCAATCACGCCATTCCCGGGGTCGCCTACGAAGATTATTTCATTCATTTCATCATAAGCTATTTGCGCTTCCGTCCAGTCATCCAGACCATCAAGTGTCAATCCCGGAACATTATCGTTAGAAAACAGTTCCCATGTATGACCAATCATGTCAAAGATCGCCACGCCATAACCTGGATGAGTCATGGCCAGCCGGTCATTCCCGATATAATAAGGCCGCCCGAATAGATGATCATCCTCAGTGCAATAAGAAGGACGGTGGAATTTGATTATCTCAGAGACGAGATCGATTTCACATAATCCCCGGAAGGTTGATTGTGTTCCTCCTGAATAGTATGCGCCAAGCCCTGCATAAAGTTTGTCACCGTAAACGAAAGGCTTTCTCAGACCATACTTCGGAAAGTCCGTATCGATAGCGCCGTCCCACGATACCAATTCCCCTGCGCTTTCGATGTCGTAAACCTTGCAAAAGCCATCCCATGTGCCTGCGGTCGTCCCGGTGATTGCCACGCGATTACCAACCGTGTCGATGTATATGCCGCCAGAATACGTGCCGCCGATGCCGTGCACATAAGTATTATTTGTCCCGAACATCCGATCCACATATAACACAGTATGCATAGCGTATCCGCTTGTTTCGGTGAGATCAATGTAACCAACATATACGCCAGCGTGATATAGATAAGCCGAAACAATCCATACGTAGATGCGCTCATTATCAGCATCAACCTGCAACCCATTTATGCCATTGTAATGCTCATTAAGTGCATCGATGGTTGTATTGCTGAGAATAGAGTGTTCAAGTTGTGTATCGACATAATATCCGGTTATGGTGTCGTTTTCGCCATCCAAATGCCAAACAAATCGATGATCGTTATTAGTGCAACAAATAGCGATATGATGGCCGTCGTGCATCTTGTTTCCAAACCAGACATGATGCGTATTATCGCAAATAAACGATGGAAAGCCTGGCGTCGTTGTTGAGTCCCAATACTGGTCAACCGCCCAAGTATCAACATCGATTTTTACCACGCATTGTAAATATTTATTTGCGCTGCCGCCATTACAGTTGACAGCGTACAATTTTCGGTTGACAGAATCCCATGACAATTCAACGGTATAGTCTCCCGTCGGCCAACCCGTCGCCGTGTCGTCCATATGCAATGCCCCGACCTGACGTGTAAATATCATGTGCATTTGATCGGCTGTTTTTTGACATGTGGTGGGGTGCAAGCCGATTTCGCCGTACGTCGTATAATTTGTTAGCTTGACGGCATCCGCCCAATTTGCACCCGCATCGGCGGAAACAGAGTAATAGACGTTTGTCAATTCCTCACCACCCGGCCCGATACTTTCAAGTGCGTCGAAACAGAGCCATAAATCGCCGGCACTGATCTTGAGTATTGATGGGTTGGCAAGACGCCATGTGGAAGTCGGGCCCCCGATAGTCAAAGCACCTTCCGCGCTCCAGGTAACAAAGTCGGCCGATGTTCTTTTGTAGATGTAATAATCCGAACCACTGATCTTTCCGTAAACCAGCAAATATGAATTGGCGGCAATAGTCGAAACCCACGGATCGGATGTATAGGTTCCGTGACTCCAGCTTGCGATTTCGGCGTTGCTCACGGCAGTTCCGGTAACGGTGACGATACGGCGCAATATTCGATAGACGTTGGCCGATGAGTCATCCACCATGCAGATAATACCGATGTTCCCGTCCGTCATTGCGCAGATTGAGACGGACTTCATTTCATAGGCCGGATTTGTGTACAATGTAATGGTGACGGTCGTAAATTCAGTTCGATCTGTATCCGTATAAACGTACTTGATACCGCTGTTATAATGGACGCTATCCCCCATATCTTCCGGCCCGTAACAATACGCCTTGCAAAGCCTGCCTGTTGAGTGGGCTATAGGAGCGGATGAATATTCGTTGAAGGTTTCGGGGGTTAAATATGTGCCATCGAAGGGGATTTCATTGCCCTTCTGGGCGGAGATGATTTCAACTAAAGGATGCCTGGACTGGCTGTCCTGTGCGCTGGCCAAGGACATGAACGAAGCGGTAACTGAACCATCTCCGGTCTGCGTGGCGACGGTCGGCGCGGACGAATATCCGGACCCGCCGGAAGTCAGGGAAACGGACGTGATCACATTGGATACGATGGTATAGGTCCCTGTGGCCGGGGCGGTATTGTCGCCGGTGAAGATCAGGTCATAAGTCCCGTTGGCTTCGACGCAGGCGCTGTCGTCAATCGCCAGGGCGGTAACGGAACCTAATGTCGAGAGAGTTAATGCCATCTAATTCCTCGCTCAGGGCAATAATCAAGGCGGTCGTGTAGGGTGTGGTCCCACACTGACCGCCTTGATTATGCTTGCGTTCCCTTCGCTCTGGCCGGAGCTACGGAAAACCCTGTTTGTTAAAGATTAATAAGTTTCAACTACCTATACAAAGTTCCTTAGTCCTTTCATCAACCCCGATCACGATTTCGTCTCCACTCCATTCAAGTGCGCCAATGTCGATATAATCGATATCGGGATCATCAACTCCCGACTCTTTTATTTCCTCATCAACTAGTCTTTTGAATTCGCTCCATTTCATCAGGCCACCTCGGACAGCATAAGCAGGGTCATGGTGACGTCCCGGCGCATGACGGTCGAGACCGTCCCGAATTCCATGTGGTATTTGCCGTCCAGGGCCATGATTTCAACGTTATAGGTTTTCCCGCCTCCGTCCTGCGGGTCGAACACAACCGGGGCGTCTGCGGCGTAGAGCGCATCGAGGGCGGCAAAATCATCGGCTTCCATCCAGTTCCAGAGCAGCTCGATCTCTTTTCCGATGATGGATGCACCCCAGGAAAAGAAGGCGACAGAAGAGTAGGTCTGCTGTGCGGCGCAGGTTTTATCCGCCCGGATCAGGGTCAGGTCCGTCGGATTGCTTTTAAGGGTTACAGCCCCGATAGAGATATTCGCCATTTACAGGTTCCTCTGCAGTTCGCGGCGGACCGTGTCTTCGATGACCCGGCGGAGATTAGACGCCAGTCGCTTGTCCGATTGCCCGTCCATATTGATCGGGACATTGATGGTTGTGGCGCCTCTTCCCGCCATCAGGCCCAGGGCCCGCATCTGGCCGGGGGTAAAGACTCCTTCGTCCTTGCGGAGTATCGCCGCCGTCTCGCCGGGGCCGATGCCGGAATGGTACCGCGGGGCACTGTCAAAGATGCGTGGGTTGATGCCGATGCGGTAGAAGCCCGGCTCCGTGGCCATACCGCCCGTGTGATAACCAAGGCCGCCGCCGGTAAAGCTGCCCGCGACATCCGCATTGTACTGGGTACCGGTAACCGTGCCACCGCCGCCAAACAGTCCACCGACAAAAGATACGGCCGAGCCGATCCATGATCCATTGCTGATGCCCGTCATGATCGGCTTCAATAATTGCTGATACAAAACCATACGCATGATGTCTTTTATGACCGCATCAGCGAAGTCCTTAAATGATCCCTTGCCTTCCAGAGCCCAGTCTGTAATGGCATCGGCTGCATCGCGGCCCCAGCCCTCGATAGACTGTTTCAGATCATCAAGCATGGACTTTTCATCATTAGCGTTTTTCTCCATTGCGCTGCGCGCCTTTTCCAGGGCACGCTCATACTGTTCTGTCGTCAGCAGTCCCCGCGAGAGCAGATCATTCAGAATGTCAACCTGTTCGTTATATTTTTCTGCGGGGGTCTTGATATCCTCAAGTACCTGCTGCAATAGTCTTTTTCTCTTGAGCTCTGCCTCTTCCAAATCGGCAAGCAAAACATAATCTCCAATCAGCGGATCGAAGACATGCGTTTTAAGCCATTCCTCATTGTCTTCCCAGACCTTCTGCGCGCGCTCCAGTTCATCCTTGACCAGTATCGCGTCTTTTTCCGCCTGGGTCATGATATCGCTTTTGGTGGTTTTGCCGGTCTTGCCAGATCCCGCGGGTGCTTCATAATCCACCGGAAGATTGCCTGTCCTGCGGATAGATGCGATGGTCGTACTATTCGTCGTCGCAAGTTGCCAGTTGTTTGCGGCGTCTTTCAGCAGGGCGTTGCGGGCTTCCCATGCGGCGTTTGCGTTGATGAGGTTTTCCTGATGTTTTTTTTCATCGCCAATGGCGGCATAGACCATGGCGCGGTAGCGCGAGTATGCGGAGACGAGGCCCAGGACGCCGGCGGCAAGATACTGAAAACCGCTCAAAGCCATGGCCGCGCCCTTGATGGTCGCCTGCCCGAGCCAGAGCTCTATATCCTGCAGCGTCATGACCAATCGGTCCATCTTGTCGCGCGTCGTGTCCACGGATCCCCCCAGATTGGCCACTTTCCCCTTTGCGGTTTCCAGGATGGTATTGACCCGTATCTGCTGTTTTTCCAGTGAGGTCAGGCTTTCCGCTTTGCGGCCGATTGCTTCTGCGTGATCCTTGTATGCCTTATCAAGATCAACCAGGATGCCCATCTGGGCGAGGGTCGTTGTCCGGCCTGATGCGGCAGCCACCACCATGCGGTCGTAAGCCTCGGGAATCGATCCGCCGATCACATCGGACAGGGCTTCAGCGACGCTTGTGAATTCTGCCACCTGCTGCGGGGAGAGAGCAAGGTTCATGCCTATCGCTGCCATGTCTGCCGCGTTGGCCAATGAGATGAGACCGCGGGATGCTTCCTTCGTAGCGTTGACGATCTGAGTCCCGGTCATGCCATACTGCGCGCCAAGCGCATTCAGGGCGGCGATTCGTTCGTTATAGTCGGCAGCCACGCCGGCCATATCCCATGCCTTCTGAAACGCCTCCTTCGCTGCATAGGCAGCGGCGGTAAGACCCAACCAGTTCTGCTTGAATTTCTCGAAAACACCGTTCAGCCTGCCCGTTGCGCCTTCGACATCGCGCAGAGCTTTTTCGGCGTTCGCACCGAACTGCTTCACGGCAGGGGAGGCGTTGTCCTGGGCACTCAGTACGATTTTGACATCCGCGGCGGAAATGGGCATTTTATATGTCCCCTGGTTTGATCACGTTAAAGTTTTTGTCGCAGGTCTTACAGTCGGCGTCCCGGCCAGCCTGCCTGCATATCGCGCAGTATTCGTCTTCCGGTTTCGTTTTTTCAGGGCCGCACAGAAACCCGATCACGGCTTCGCGAAAAATGATTTCCCGCCGCCGGTATCTCAGGAAAGGCTCTGCGTCTCCGAGGGTATATCCCCACTCAATGACGTCCCGCCGGCTGATGTCTCCTCCGGCGAGGATGACGACGAGTTCTTCAAGCTGTTTTCCATAGCCCCGATTGTCCCCGCCCCGTTCTGCATGAGGTGCCCGATCCTCTCCATAATGGAGGAGATCGGGTTCAATCCGAAAAAATCATCGACAACCTGCAGGAGCTGCTCCGGAGTCATGGTGTATTCCAGTTCGCCCGCAAGAGAATCGATGTCCTTGTCACGCGGGCTCTTCCCTTTTTCGGTGAGAGCGACCGCCACGGCGGGCATGAGCTTCCCGCCCAGGGCGTCGATTAGCTCGGGTATGCTCGCACCCCGGGGAATGATCAGTCCGTCAAGCATGGCGACCAGCTGCCGCACCTGCCCGATGACCAGGGGCCTCTGGACATAGACGGTTCCGTTCAGATCGTATTCCATCTCCTGTGCCATCAGATCGTCGCCTCCGCATTTTTTAGGGTGATTTCGATGGCGCTCGCGTCCGCATGGTCGTCGTAGAACGCCTCGAACGGGCCGTTGTACATGATGCCGGACGGCCCCTCGATGACGGGCGTTTCGGCACTCAGGTAGAGCTCCGGCACATAGAGCTCAAGGGATTCATTTCCCGCCGAGCCTGCCCCGGTGCCGTGCGACCAGGTGCATTTCAGGGATGACTCCGTTTTTCGGACCGCCTTGTCGTAAAGGGCGCGGGACTCGAACAGGGCCCGGATCGTACCGGACACCCGGACTTTACCTTCCGGAGCATAGCGCCGGATCCCGCCGCCACCGATGACAAAGGCCGACCCGTCGATATTGTTTTCCACGGAGATATCCACGCTCTGGACATAGGCGATATTGGACCCGCCTTCCTGCAGGACGGAAATGCTCAAGCCGTCGAAAGGCGAATGGCCGGGGTCCGTCCAGGACGAATCCAGCGACGTGTCGCCCAGAGTCCCGTCCACTGTGGCCGCTCCGGTCGAACTGTCTGTCACGGCCTCGTTGTTCACGTAGCTTCCGGATGCGCCGAGAATGATCAGCTTGCCTTCCGTCCCGCCGTCGATATCACCCTTGATGATGCCCGTCGATCCGCCCGCGCCGGTCGCGTACAGGCCGACGGTGAAGTTCCCGGACTGGGTGTCGTACTTGAGCGCTTGGGCCATGTAGGACCCGATCAGATCAAAGCTCACATCCTGGAACCCCTCCGGCTTGGCGCTGATGGTCATCTTGTTGACCTTGCAGCCAAAGAAAAGATAGCCCAGGGAAAGGTCCGTGAAATACTTCTCGAACATCAAAGAAGGTAGGGTGCTTACCTTGATCGTGTGCGTGAATGGACCGCCGCCGGCAGGCGTGCTCGTACCCAAAGCCGCCTTGAGCAGCGTCCCGAGCCCGGGCGCAAGCTCCGTGCGGAACGACCCGCTCACATCCCGGTTCCCGCGAACGGGTTTCGTCGGGTTGCGGTTGGACCGGATGACCTGAGACGCCATCTGGTTGATGCGCTCCCCTATCGATTCCGAAAGAAAATAGAGCGTCTTGAGCGCCGGGGCCGCATTTACAACGCCGAAAGCCGTTTCTATTTCATATCCTACCTTGCTGTTACTCCCCATTGCCTGTGTCATGGCTCTGTCCTCCTGTTTATTATGTGGTTACGTTGACCCGTTCCGTTACGTTCAATGTGCATTCCGCGACGTGATAGAGATTCCCCCCGTATTCATCCTCAATGCAGACCGTCACGTCATCGATCTGTATCTGGTCGTGTCGTGTCGCCGTCGCATTCAAAGTCGGGTTCGCGCGGAATGCCTCGAAGATCGCGTCCAGGATGCCCTGAAAGGTCTTTTCCGATCCGGCCGAGTCGTCCATTTCATAAAGCCCGGCAATCCGGAATGTATGAATGCGCTCGATCTGTCCTTTGATGCCCAGCGTTATCGGTGCGGAAACAGTCCGCTCACGGTGGATGATCCAGCCATTGACGGTCGTCTGCCCCGTTTTGGTCATCAGCGCGAAATAATCGCCCAGGCTGCGGGCATAGCGCTCGTAGTCATAGACGGCGCCGATCCCGGAGGCGGTCTCCAGGATGGTTTTAATCTGTGCGCGGATCAGGGCCTCGCTCATCAGTAGTTCCCTTTCTCATCCCGGAACATGGAATCCCAGTCCTTCTCCAGGCCATGACGATACCGGGTGATATTGTTCACGATCCGGACGGACAGGTTCTTGACGATTGTCCCGGACTCCTTTTCAAAGATGGGGCGCATCAGGGGGCGTGGCTGAGCGATCAGCTCGGTCGTGTCCTTTTTCAACGGAAACCCGACACTGAAGGCGAAGCGTCGCATCCGGTCTGTGAGCGGCGTCTTGAATCCTTTTGCGGCGTGGCTGACGATATTCTGGACCCGGAATCCCTTGGCGTCGTCGTTGATAAACCCGATATGGGCGTACATGTCGTCCTTGTCGATCCGGTAGCGAACCGCGCCGGCCAGGCGGAGCAGGGGAGAGCGTTTTGTTGACGTCATATATTCCTTGTAAATTCGTTTGCCTTGCTGTCCTTTTTTGCGTGACAAGCGAAAATTCTTAACCGTTCCCCGTTTTGCCTTGCTGAGAATGCCTGTGTGCGGATTGAGCTGCGGCCACTTCTCACCGCCGGGTCCGCCGCTGCGGATCGCCGAGGCCGTGACCTGCTTCAGCCGGTACCCCTCCGCCGACAGAGCCGACAGGAGTGCCCGCTTCGCATAACGCGGGAAGTCCTCGAAGATCTGCTCCAGGTTCTCGATCCCGTATTCGCCCTGATCTCGATTGACGTTGATCTGCATCAGCCCACCTTGTTCGCCTGGATGATCCACTCCAGGCCCGTCGATGATTTGTCCGCCCCGATGACCCGCCAGGTCGTCGTGCCGATCGTGATGACCGTCTTGCCCGTCACGCTTGTCACGCCGTCATCGCCCTGGGCCTGAATCCGGAGCGTCGCGTTGACGCCGTATCCGTCCGCACCCTTGTACTCGTCGCCCTTGCCGTAACGAATAATCGCGGTGCATGTGTTTACGGTCAGTCCGGTCGTCACCGTGACGGTTTCTGCCGACAGTCCTGCTGCAAGCAGATCCGCATACATGGCGGCGATGTCGGTTGCAAGGGTCATTATTTCACCACGCCCATAATCTTGATGGCGGCCTGAAGCACTTCCGGGTCAAGTTGCTTTTGCCCCTGAGCCTCGATCCTGGCCGATCCGGCCTGTCCTTTGATCGTATCCGCCCCAGTCATAAACCGAGTGTAGGTAATTTTTGTACCCGCCTTGTCCTCGTATGTAAGACAGGCGCACCCGGAAAGCATGCACAGAACGACCAGGACGCAAAGCATCCTGGACCGGTAACCGACGATGCGGCGGATCGCCCGATATGACAAAATCAGCCACGCGATTCCGGTCGCCATTAACGCCGCGATGAACTTCCAGAAATCTTTGGCCGATTCGATCATCATTTTTTGTCATCCCCTTTTGACCGGAACACCGGAAACATCCTTGAAAAACTCTGGCCTATAGCCTTGAGGGCCGCACTGTCGGGGAATATCACGGTCAGCATGTTGTAAAGCAGAATCAGAAGCATCCAGTTCTTTCCGATGAAATCATTGATCCATGCGTTTCCGTCAAACATGATTCCCCCAGTCAATCCGGCGTGTACCGGCCATATACCCGGTAAACCGGGCGTCCGTCCTGATCCCGGCGTGATTCCAGCCAGCGGTTAACGTCTTCCGGGTTCGGGTTTTCGAGATCATAAGCAGGATCCACCATGGCGATATATTTCGCCTTGTCGCTGCATACGTCCGACCAGGGTGACTGTATCCAGCGCCAGCCGGTCAGGTGTCCGATATAAGAAAGAAAGTCATAGCGGTTCCGCCACCATGGGCGCTTCAATTCGCCGTGAATCGCATCCAGGATCTTCCGTCGGTCCGCCTCTGTCCAGGCTGAACACCACCAAAATTTAAGGCGGTCATCCCGCAAAAACGATTCCAGCTTCACCCGCTTGAACCCGTTGGTCTGCATTGATGCCAGCGTGCCATGGGCGATCAGCCACATAAAATGTCCGTAACAGCCGTGGGTATGCGCCTTGATCCCGGCGGAAAAGATATTGCGGAGATTGTCGGACAGTACCGGCATCGGCATCATGGCCTCAGGTATTTCAAATAGCTCTTTTCGCGTCAGGTACCGTTCCATTAGCGCTTTCCTTTTTTCTTCCGCTTCTGTCGTTTCTCTTTTTTCGCGGCTTCGATCTGCCGCACCTTGCCGGTTTGCATTCCGGGTCCCTGAAAAATTCGTGATGGGCAATGACCTTGATCGAGGTCATTCCCGCCGCAATCCACTTCGCCCTGGTCTTCGCGGCGGTGCGCGGATTCAAATATTGGCAGCAATGAGCGGCCGCCAATTCCGGGTCCCGTGGTATGGAATGAAACAGCATCCCATTGGCGATCGCGCAGCAATCGCGGAGCGTCTTACTTGTCCGGTAGGCGTCAACCCAGTTCGCCGCCATCCATACGCTGTGGTTATAATAATCAAGGCCTGCCGATGGCAGGGTCCAGGAGAATTGGCTGGGGCAAAGGATCACTTCATGTATGGTCTTGCCATCCCAATCCCGATGATCGACCCGCTCAAGGATGACCGTCCCGACGGCCACTTGTCCTTCGTATGGTTCCCCACGGGCTTCGCGCTCGATGCACAGGCCCATGATCTGCCATTCCTGAAGCTGCTCAAATATGGGGCGGTGTCCGGGTTTCATCGCTTACGGCCTTTCAATTACCCGGTCCAGCTTCTCTTCCACGCGCGTCAGCCAGAGTTTTATCTCGTCAATCTGTTTTGCCATAAAATTATGCGCCACGCATTGCGTGGCATTATCGCTGTACGCCACGGAAAGCCATTTCATGATAACGGCTGCCACTGAAATCGCGCCGCCTGCGATTGCTACGCCCGTTCCAATATCCATTTGACACGGCCCCCCTTTTTATGCTTTGAGATTCATGGCGGCGGGCCTTGCCTGTTAACCCTTCCGGGGGATGTTCGAGCATCCCGGCCCGTTCGCTTCTACTTTCCAAAAAAGGGGCGGCGCTAACCGCCCCTGATGGTTAACGTTAGCGGTTAGGTAAAGGTGTACAGGCAGCCGTACTGCCAGTAACCGTAACCCACGTTGCGGATTGCCTTGATCCCGTAATGGTGCTTGTTCTCGTTGAACTCCAGCTCGGACCCTTCGGCGATGGCCGATACGGTAATCGGCTCTTCCTCCTGACGGATCAGGGCCTTGGCAAACCCGTCGGCGCGGAAGACGTAGAACTTCGCCGATGAGGTAAGCCGCGGGTTGACCGTCAGCGCGAAATTGAAACCGTCGATGTTCTTGACCAGATTGCTCTGCCCGGCGGCGATATAATCGTTGCTCATGAGCGACGCGAAAGGCCCGAAATACGCCGGAGGCACCACGATCCGGAAACGGCTTGCGCCCTCGTTCATGGGTTCGCCCTGGTCGTCCTTAAAACCGAGGATGGCGCCGACGCAGGCCATGACGGCCGTCTCGGCCTCGGCCGCTGTCGGGATCGTGCTCGTGGTTGCGGCCCCGGTCAGGTCGTTGTCCTGGGTTCCGGAATCGCCTTCGGAATGATCCGTGTCGAAGAAATACTGTCCGTCGTAGCACTCGCCGCCGGCCGCCTCTCCGGCAACCAGCAGGGATGTGAGCAGGGATGCCCAGTGTGCGTTGGCCCGCTGTGCCTGCTCCGCGACCCGCAGCATGACCTGTCCGGTCTTGTCTCGGCGGATTTCATCGACCAGGACTTCCATGGTCGATTCGTAGGTCTTGTTTACGATCGTGACGCCGTTCTCGCGGAACCCCTTCGCGTGACGGCCGCCGATCCACTCTCTCATGGCGGGGGCCATCCCCAGCCATTTGTAAGTCTCGCTTTCCTGATTGCTGTCGAACAGCATGGATGCGTCGTTCACCCAGGCCATGCCCGGATCTGCGTTCAACCTTGCGAAAAACTCGCCGATGATTGCTCGGCTCCCTAATCCTGATGCTCCCATTGTGGGCCTCCTTATTAAGTGATTTTGTTGTTAATGGGTCTGGCCGGCACCCCGGCCCACGTTTCGCCTGCGGGGACGTCCTTCGTGACAACCGAGCCCGCCCCGATAATGGCGTTGTTTCCGATGTGGATCCCGCAGAGGATGGTCACCGCCGCGCCGATCTTCACATTTTCTCCGACGATCGTTTCCTTCCAGTCCGCAGGTGTCGCGGGCGGAAAGGTGTGGGTGAAGGTCACCCGAGGACCGAGCCAGGCGCCGTCCTTTATCCGGACCTTGCCCGGTATAAAGCCGAAGGCCCCGACGCTGACGTTGTCGCCGATCACGGCGTCTCCCAGGTCACAGAAGGCGCCGATCTTGACGTTCTTCCCCAGGACGGGCGTCCCGTAAATATTCGACGGTTCGTAAACCGTGACCAGGTTATCCATGGAGCACCTCCCGGTAAACCTCGACCATGGCTTCACCCATCTGTTTGCGGTCCGGCACGTCCAGGACCGGGCGCGGTTCGACTTCTCCGCGCAGGACGGCGATCAGTTCCTTCGCCTGATCCCGCTGGTCCCCTTCGTGGATCCAGTAATGGGCGTAATCGTTTCCCGCCCAGGAGATGACCTTCGCCCCGGCCGCCCTGGCTTCGAGGCAAATGCGGTCGTAATCGCCGTAACGGACCAGTCCGAGGTAATAATCGGTGGACTGGAATGCGTTACGCAGATCCGGCCAGGCCAGAGGCTGTCCGCTGATGTAGCTCTTGAAAGCGCTGCCGTTGCAGTGCATCCATGGGAACCACCAGCGATGCTGGTCCCGGGGCAGATAGGCCAGATGCAGCCTTGCGCCGGGAACCTGGTCGACGACCCAGGGCCACATGATGATCAGGTCCAGGGGCCATTTGATGTAGTGGCAGTTCTCCGCCGTGAAGACGCTCGGAACCCCGGCGTACTTCCCGCGGGTCTGACCCTGCTGCCAGTAATCCAGATCAATGCCCATCGGAACAAGATGGACCCGTTTCGGCTTCTGGCAGAGATCCTGCCAGATCGCACGGATACGCGGCCAGAAGGTGACCACCGCGTCCGATACGCGCAGCCACTGCTGGGCGATCATGAACGGGTCGCTCGCGCCGTAGCCCTGGTTAAGTCCCGCCTCGACGGAGCTCTGGAACACATGCTCCGGCGTGCCGTGGGTGACGTACACCTTCCGGAATTTGTCCCCGTGGAACTCATCCGGAAGGTGCTGATGGATCACATGCACGTCCGCCGAACGGGCTTCATCGGATACGGCCTGA